TGATGAGCGAGAGCACGGGCTGGAGCGTGGCGAAGTCCGGCGCGATGGCTTCCGGCGCATCGGCTGTGCCCTGGTATTCCTGGAAGAGGTCGCCCATGTTCGACTGGAGGTAGGGCATATAGACGCTGCCCTGCCGCACGTACTGTATTTGCCGGACGGCACTGGCCTGGCTCATGCGTCACCTCCTTCCTCCGGCAGCTCCGGCAACGGTGTCGGTTCGTCGCGCCGGTATTCTTCGGGCGTATGGACTTCGGCCGGATAGTCCGCCGTCCCGTCGGTCTCGGCCTTGGCCGCCTGCGGGGTGAGGGCTGCGCCTCCCACTCGTGCGGCACGGTCGAAGATGGTGTCGCCCTCGATGCGGTCGAGGTCGGCCTGCCAACAGAGCACGCAGCCGTCGGCCGTCTGATTCCGTAGGGCCGTCACGCCTAGCGCGTCGGCCACTTCTCGTGTTACTTTGATGTAGAATGCCATACTATCAATTGTGAATTGTCCATTGTTTAAAGTTCTCCGTCGTCGTTGCCGTCGTCCGTGCCTTGGCCGCCGGTGTCTTCCTCGTCGTCGACGGGCGTGCCGTCGAAGCGCACCCAGCGCAGTGTCTCGGGTACGAGGGCGCGGGTCACGTCGCCGGTTTTCGTCGGGCGGCGCGTCTCGGGGGTGTAGCGCACGCGCACGCCGCGGATTTGGTCGGCCGATACGTCGGCTGCCGTGTCCACGCCGTTCTTCTCGGAGTTGATGGTGTAGCGGAACGTGCCGAGGCCCTCCATGCGCACGGAGCGTCCGGCGTTCATCATGTCGGCCATCACGCCGGGAAGGTTTTTGAGCACGGCGTAGACGTCGGCACGCGAGACGGTCGAGATGTCCGCCAGCCGGTCGGCCAGCTCGTCGGTCTCAAAGGGTTTGTCCACTTGGACGGCTTGCGGATACCACTTGCCGTTCCTTTTCAGTTGCATTGGTTTGTAAAATGCCATAGTCGTAATGGTTTTAAATGGTTAATACTTGGGTTTTATTAAACTACTACTTTAACGCTGTTAAACTACTACTTCAACGACGTTAAACTACTACTTTTACTTTGCTTTTCAAGCCCTCCCTTCGGGGGAGGGTTTGGGTGGGGCTGCTTTATCCATTCTCCCGTTGGAAGAGGAACGAGCCGTCCTCGTCGGTGATGTAGCTTCCGTCGTCGTCCACGATGACGGCCATCGGGCCGCGGTCCTCGACGTCGAGGCGGAGCGTCATGCCGTCGGTGAAGGGGATGGTGGGCGACGCCCCCTCGGCTGCCTGCGTGAAGGTGCTCGCGCCCTTCGCCTTCGTAAGCCAGAGGAAACGCAGCCACTCGGCCGCCACGCTGTCCGCGAGTATGCCCATCGTGTCGCGGACTATGGGCCGGGGGCTGACGACCGTCGTCCCGCCGGGGACGGCCGTGGGCGTGCCCTCCCAATCGACCTCCACCTTCGGGATGCGGCGCACGAGGGTCGTAACGACCCCTTCACACTGCCGCCCGTCGTAGGTGGCGCGGCAGACGTAGGTCATCCCGTCGCCGATGTAGTCCATGTCGATGGTGAGCTGCGGGCCGTCGACGGAGACGACCTCCCAATCGTTGTCGCCCTCGCCCGTGATGAGTTCCTCCGCGCCCGTGTCGTCGAGCACGCGGTGCCAGGCGACGGCGGACGAGGCGGTCACGTCCGTATCGCCCGCCAGGACGCGGGCCGTGAAGGTGCGTTCGGAGGGTTGCCGCAAGGGATTCCACACGACGGTCGCCGGGCTGTCAATCAGGAGCACGGGCGCGGGTACGGTGGCATCACTCACGGGCACGACGGTCGAGAGGCGGAACACGTAGACCTGCCCCGAGCCGCGCGGGTCGGCATATTCGGCATAGAACTCCAGTCCGAGCGGCGTGACCACCGACGAATTGCGCTTCACCTTGATTTGGCCTTTGTTTTCGCCTTCGGTGGTGATTTCGTAGTTGGCATTGCCCGCCTCGATGAGCGTGCGCTGTGTGCCCTGTATCTCATACCACTTCATGTTCGTGAGGCCGGCGTTCACGCTTCCGGAGGCCACATACCGGTCGGGGTCGGTGGCGTTGCAGCGGGGCATGAGCACGAGGGGCGTCAGCGTGTAGTCGGGTGTGAACTCGCCCGTGTCGGCACTCCACGTCTGGCGGCGCGGCACGCTGCCCACGACTTCGATAGCCCCACTGGTGCGAAGCGGGGTGAAGCTGATGCTCATTCGTTTGGTGTTACTTGTCAGTGCCATATCTTTTCTAAAAAGTTATTATATTTTCTGTTACCAATGTTTCCTGTCCGTCACGCAGCGTGGCCGTGCATTTGAACGAACAGACGCCCTTTTGTCGGAACTCCAGCCCCAGGTCGTCGGCCACAAGCGGGAGGCTCTTGCCCGCAGCGGCCTTCTTGGTGGCCCAGGCGTTGTCCTCGGCGACGTTGCCCGTGTCGCGTGTCCAGCTGATGTCATCATCGAGGATGTGCGCCGTCACGTCGCGGTTGTACAATGTGCCGGTGACGGTGAGCGTGGTGAACGGCACATCCTCAGTGAGCTGCCCTCCGTCGAAGGCCCAGCCGTTTTCACTTTCAATATCTATTGTGAAATTCGGGTTGCCCTCTATCATCGCCCAGCCCGTGGCGGCGTAGCGTGGTTCGTCGGTAGTTCCTGTTACAAGGCATTTCCAGCGGCAGCCGTAATGCCATACCGTGTCGACAGTGTCTTGCCCTACGGTATAGGGATTGTCGCTCTGAGCCACCTCCAGCGACCAGAATCCGCGGTCATTGAGCGTGACGACGGGCGTGCCCTCGAAGTCGATGCGCAGCAGGTCTTGAATGGCAATGCCGCGGCAGTAGACGTAGGAGTGCAGGTAGTTGATGGGGAGGTTGTCAAAGAGTGAGAGGCGTTTCAGCTTGCCTATTATGATGGCGTAGTTACGCTCTTCGAGTATGGGTTTCGTCACGCCGTCGAGGAAGCAGATGCAACCTTCATAGGAAGATATGTACCAGAAGCCTTGCCGCTCGGTATTGGTGGCGTTGCCCCGGCGTGTGACGACCATACCCACCTGGGGCGTGTAATTCTGTCCGCCCGGCACTTCGTCGTCGGGATAGAGCACCACGGAGAGCGTGTTGGCCGTCCGGTTGACCGACAGCACGCGGAACCAGGCATCGTAATAGCGTCCGCCTCCCTGCGCCAGGTCGTTGACCGAGCCGTAGCACACGTCCTGTTCGTCGAAGGCTGTCACGTCGTATTCCCAGCGGCGACGGATGGTCAGCGTGTACGTCCCGTCGTCCTCCTGCTTCACGGCGTCAATCGTCCCCGCCTCAGTGAAGGTCGTGTTGCCCTCCTGTGCCGACCAGCGGTTGTAGATAAGTTCCTTAACGATGAGTGCCGAGCGGAGTCGCAGCGTCTCCAGTTCCGCGTTGCCGTGGCTGTCGATGCTGCCTCCCGTGCCGTTCATGAGTGAACTGGCGAACTCGCCGAAGTGGACGCCGCCGAGCAGGCGGAGCAGGTATTGCGTGGCGTCGGGCTGGTCCTTGCGCAGGAAGGTGGCCAAAGAGCGCAGAGCGGAGAAGACGTTGGTGTCGCTGGGTGTCTTGCCCTCGCCGGTCTTGATAAGGTCGATGATGACTTGCTGCGCCTGCTTGGCCAGGATGTACTGCAGGTTGCCCAACTGGTTCTCTACCGACGTCTTCCAGCCATTACCTATCTGGTCGGTGCAGGTGACGGTCGCCTGGCAGAGGTCGTCCAGCTTACGGACACACTTCACGA